GGTACAACAATTACATCTAGAACAAATAGTCCATTAACTGGAACAATTGTAAAAAATAGAGCTACTGGACAAACACAAACATTAGGATCTATAAGAAATGGCGTAAGTTCACAAAACTTTACAAGAACAGTTGTGTCTAGTACGGTAAATGGAATAAGAACAATTAGAGCCGGCGTAATGAAATCGTGATAAGTTGAAATTTTTTCAATAAAATTATTAAACAAATAAAAGGAAATAAAATGGCAATCGTAAAAAGAACAATACTTTCATCACAAATAAAAAGTGCAGCGAGTTCTGTATTAGCCGTTAAAGGCGTTATGAATGCCCAAGTTCTTTCTAATAAATCAAAATCATTAATGGGTAAAAGCACTTCTGCAATACCCAAATTTAAGACAAAGAAATATTAATAAGATATCATATAAATTTATATGATTGTGATATAATAAAATGTACTATATATGTAGGCTTGATGCCGAACAATTATCCCTGGAGGAAAAACGTGGAAGACATAGAGTCCCCTGATACTTTTGATAGAGAATATGTTAAAAATTTAAGAGCTGAAGCTGCGAGATATCGTACTGAAGCTAAAGAATTAAAATCTCAATTAGAAGATTTCAAATCGCTTGATGCGCAAATTAAAACAGTTCGTGTTGAAAATGAATTGACTAGAAGAGGCTTAACTGCTGATCCTAGTTGGGTACAAATTCAAGAAGGACAATCTCCTATTGAAGCAGTTGATAACTTTCTGGTAAAGTTTCCTGAATTTAATAAAGACATAACTGAAAAAAGTGTAGAGCACAAATCAGTTCCAAAAGCAATCTCACCAAATCCCAATACAGCTAGCAAGGAAAGCGTTCATCCTAGTGGAGTTTTAGGCACAAGAGGTCTAGGCGAAATTAAGCATGATCCAATTGCTAGAAATAATTTGCGCGATTTATACAGAGATTTATTAACATCTTCATCAAATCAAAAAGATTAAGGATAAAAAATGGCAATTTCAAATAGCACAACTTTAAATGACCTTATTGGTCAAATTGTATCGGCAGATGCTCAGTCAGCTGCTTACTCACAGAGAGTTATGCGTCCTTTGGTTCGTGGCTACTCGGTTCCTGCTGGCGCAGGCTCCATTGTAGTTCCTCGTTTCCAGAGCATCGCTGTAGCCTCTTTAACTGAAGGCGTTGCTCCTTCGAGCACAACTGTCAACTCAGATGGTGTCACTTTGACTCCAGTTGAACGCGGTACTTATATTCAGATTTCAAAGCGCACACTCCATGCTGATCCTTTCCAGGATCTGGCTCCTTATGGCGAGCAGTTGGGCCGTGCACTTGCACAGGACGAAGATGCTCTTGTTCTTGACGCTATGGATTTTGGTACTCACGTGAATGACACTAGTGATGCATTGGACGCATCTGACTTCCGTACTGCTATTGCTACTCTAGAAGCTCAGAATGCTCCTGGACAGTATTTCGCAGTCTTCCATCCCAATAGCTGGGCCAAGATGCGTGCTGCTTTCTCTGACGCTGCTGCTTTCGCTAATGTTGGTAAGCAGACTGTTGAAGGCTTTGGTGAGGGACTTCCTAATTCGGCTGGCTATGTTGGTTCGCCTTATGGTATTCCTTGCTTCATTAGCACTCAAGTCAATGACGATGGTGCAGCTACCCCTTCACGTCGCTATAATGTAATGTTCAGCCGTGAATCACTTGGTGCTGCATGGATCAAAGACATCGGTGTTGATGTTGATGACAACGTAGTAGCACGAGCAATTGACCTCATGGGATGGTACAGTATCCATTGTGACAAGCTTGTCGATGCCTACGGTGTTATTATCGAAGACACTTTGGCCTGATAGGAGAATAACATGGCTACTACAAAAACATATGGAAGTTTAATTGCAAAAGCTTTTAACAAAGAAGTTGATTTTGACAGTGATACAATTAAGGTTGCATTGCTGACATCTTCATATACACCAAATCAAGACAGCCATGACTACTGGGACGACGTTAGTTCTTTTGAAGTAAGCGGAACGGGATATACTGCTGGTGGTAATACCCTTGCTAGCAAAACTGTTGGCTACACTTCAGGTACTAATGTAACTAAGTTTGATGCAGCTGACGTTAGTTGGACATCTTCTACAATTACAGCGCGTTATGCTGTACTTTATGATGATACTCCTGCTACAGCGGCGACAAAGCCTTTAATTGGTTATGTCGACTTTGGAAGCGATCAATCTTCTTCTAGCGGTACATTCTCAATAGTTTGGGATGCAGCTGGTATATTTACTACCACGGCTGATTAATAATGGACGCAGTAATCCAGGTAGAAGTAGTACAACTTAGGACCGTAGTTACGGAAGCAATTGTTGTATTAATCGTGGGGACTGATAGTACTTTAACTATTTCTACTTGGATCACTGTTTATGTTCGCAATATTATCAATAATGTTATTAATAGAAATGCCCCTAATCGATTCTTGATATCAGTATAAGATTGAGCCGGGTCTATATTATATAGATCCGGCTCTTTATTTTTTGGAGATTAAATGAGTTATAGATCAGTTGTAGATGCAGATGGCGTCTATATTCATTATGATTTAAACGGTGATTATGACGATCAAGAAGGTGTAGCAACTACTTCTGGAACGCAATATGGTGGCAGCAGCATGCCATCTTTTGTTTCAAGTATTCTTCCTGGACAAACTAGTAATAGTGCAGTTTATTTTATTGATACTAATGGCGGTGTCTATGTCGGAACTGCTGCTCAAGCACAAGCTTGTTTTGCCTCTGCTTTAGATGATAATGGAGATATGAGTATTGAATGCTGGTATAAATCAAATTCCAGCATTGGTGGCATGCGTTCCAGTGGAGTAGAAAACTTAATTCGTCATGATGGTACTTTGTGGTGGTTGAGAATAAATAATAAAGCAGCTAGTATGTTAATAAATACTACTTCTAGCACAAACTTTTCATTCGATGGTTCTACTACTTTATCTGATGATACTCTCTATCATATTGTCGGAACTTATACTGGAGGTAGTGATAAAAAAATTAGAATTTATATTAATGGTGTTTTAGATGGAACAAGTACAGCAGCATCTGGAACCTTATCACTTGGAGCAAACGGCAATGCTACCTATCTTGGATCACCAGGTTCTGAAACAGCTAGAGGCACAATTGATGAAGTAGCCTTATATCGTAAAGCTCTTTCTAGTACAGAAGTTTTAAGTCATTACAATGAAGGTATAGGAGCAGTAAGTGTAAGTATTAATGCTGGAACTATTTCTAATATTGCAATTGCTGGAAAGCCTGCAACAATATCAGCAGGATCAGATACATCAATATCAGCTCCTGTATCTAATATTGCAATTGCTGGACAACCCTCAACTATTACTGCAAGTTCAAATGTTCAAGTAGAAAATTCTCCTAATACAATTTCTATTACATCATTTGCTCCAGATATTGCTGTTCAAGGTTCAGTTATTATCAGTGTTAATGCGCCAAGTAATATTGCAGTAGACGCTAAGGATGTAACAGTAACTTTAAGCTCTATTATAACTGTCCCTAAAACTGGCATAACAATTGCTTTTGGTCAAGTTAATCCATTGTATCCAACTTTTGTATTACAAAAAAATCCAATACATTATTATAGATTTAATCAAGAAGTAGATGATACACAAATATTAGATTATGGTACTTCACCAGTTAATGCTAATGCAAGAGCTTATACTCATGTGCCTGGAATCCCTGGTGATCCAGAAAGTGAATCAATTGAATTTAATTCATCAGCATCTGATATTGTTACATTTCCTAGTACAATATTTGATTCTAATACCGATAATGCTACATATGAATTTTGGATTAAAACTACATATCTAAATGTTCCAATTCTTGTTACAGATGAAGAGAATTATACATTATCTGGAATTTTATATGGGGGTCAAATAACTGAACAATGGCGAGCAATTGGTATTCTTGATGGTTATTTTGGGCTTTGGAGTAGAAGAAGTTCTACAAATTCAACTACATATCCAAATATATTTACAGATTCTTATATTGCTGATGGTAATTGGCACCACATTGTATTGACAAAATCTACATCAGGATCAATAACTACTTACGCAAGCTATGTAGATACTGAGCCAACAAGTCAAGTTATTTCTCTTGCGCAATTTTTACCATGGTCAGATGGTATTAGTGCTTTTAATGGAACATCTACTTCTGTAAGCAATTCATTTATGGCAATTAATGATGATAATGGAATTTTAAATATTTATGATTATAGTGCGCAACTTGATGAAGTTGCTATTTATGATTTAGTTTTAACTACACAAGAAATAAATGATCATTATATTTCAGGTTTTTCACAAGTTGATGTTGAAATTGAAGTTGATATAAGTGAAAGTAATATATTTATAGGATCTGAAGATGTTAGTCTTGATTCTGAAATTGAAGTTAATGTAGCTAATATAAATATTACTGGTAAAAATATAATTTTTTCAGTTGGTGGCAATACTGTTATTGGAACAAATTCTTCAGATATATTAATTACTGGTCAAAGTATAACTTTAAGCAGTGCTGGATCGCTTACTGTTCAAGCACAAGTTTCTAATACAAATATTATAGGTAGAAAAAATAAATTTGGAAATAAATCTAATCAATTTAAATTTATAGCATCAACTGATATTTCTCCATCTGCGCGAGATGCGTCTACGCTTACGGAGCTTGATTATGGCGGTTTATTGTATAATCAAATTAAAAAATTAATATTTAGAATTGGCAATACATCAGATAATACAAGTGATTTTATAATTAATTCATATGCTAATGAAACACAAGTTACTTCTGCCGTACAATTCTCATATGATAATATTACCTATACTGATAGTATAACAATAGAAGGAATCTTGCCAAATGATATAACTGAAGTTATCTATGTCAAATTTGATGTAAATAACTTAGACGTTTTAGGCGTTGGAACATTCCTTATTAGTGTGGAGCAACAATGACAAATAAAATTTATACACAAACTGGAATAGTAGAAAATTCTTGGAATTCACGCGGTTTAATAACACACAATTTTGTTAATAAAACATTAATTAAAACTGACACTGGAATATTATTTGCTGCTGTTCAAGAAAATTTACCAACAAATGAAATTAATATTTATGTTTCTTTAAATAATGGTTTTTCTTGGTTAAGAAAATTAAATGCTACCTTAGCTCCAAGTTTTACTGATAATTTAACAGGTTCAGACAGTAATGGACCAATAATGCATTTAATTGTTAATGAATTAACACAAACAATTTTATTATCAGTCTCTGGTTATTCATTTGGATCTTCTCTTTTTAGAGTTATAACTTTTGGTTGGAATTACGTATTAGGTGAAGATAGCATAACCTTTATTCCCTGGACAGATGCAGCACGTTTTGACACTGATGGATCTGTAGTAACAGTTAATACAATGGATTCATTAAACTATGATGTATCTACTACGGATAATCTTATTTATTTTACATTAATTTTTGATGGAAAAATATTTGTAAAAGCTTATTACTTAAATGTTTTCTCGAGTCCAGTTATTGATAGTATTGAAACACTAGAGGATGATTATTCTGTTTTAATTTCTACATATACAGATAGTCAAACTTCAACATTAGATATATTGGCAATACGTAATTTAGGATTAAATTATGAATTAGTTTATCTAAAATTTGATTCAATAACTCAAACATTTGATAGTCCCATAGTTATTAGTTTATTTCCTGCAGCAGTTGCAAATGATTTAAATATTTCTAGAGATGGATACAATAATTTACTAGCTTATTGGAGTCAATTCAATCAAGAAGGCACTTTTATAAATGAATATTATTCTATTTCATATAATAATGGCTTAACTTGGTCAACACCTACAACAATTCCAACAACAGCTAGTCAAGGTGATTTTGAAGATTCTATAATTTTACAAAAAGCAGGACGTACAGTTTCTCTTAATGGAGATACTGGATTTATATTATCATATGTCAGAAACTTTAATGGAAAAGCAATTACTTACATTCGTACTTTATTAAGTGAGAATGGCACAAGTTATGAATTAAGTGAAGAAAAAATAGCCGCTTCTCATGCGACAAAAGATGTAGTTGGTTTAAGATTCTTTAAAACACCTGGTAATGAATTATATAATTTTGATCAAATTGGTGATATAAGATTTGCTTATCAAATTGGTCAAGGCAATAGCCCAATTCAAGATGATAGAACACCAGTATATTTTGGTCAAAAATTATTATTAAATGAAGCTTTTTTAGAATTAGAAATTATAGCATTTGAAGAAGACACTCCATTACAGTATGAGTTATTGGTTAATTTTAATTTACTAGGTTCATTAGATGATAATTTAGATTATTACACTGAAGGATTAGTTGGAAATATAACCGATAAATATATCTCTGCATTTGATCGTTTTGGAACATCAATTCAATTAATACAATATGAACCAATTCAATCATCTAAAATAAATGATAAAAATGCCTATAGATTTGAAACATCTGTTTATGTTAAAGCATTTGTAGATTCAATATCATATGCAAATCCATTTAGTGGCAATGAAGTTTTTACTTCATATATTGAAAGAGATACAAGACAAATTCATTTGCCACCCGATATGCATATTAGTAGAAATTATATCTTAAATGATGGTAACAAACAAAAAAGAACTGTTTGGTTAATGAAATATGCTGGAAACGACTATGAAATTACGCAGGTTGTTCCTTATTTTATTGATAATCAAATTGCCTATTATACAGCAAACGCATTTGTAGTAGGCGCAACAAGAAATCCATTTACTAGAAACATTCAACCTACGGAGACATAATGACAATTAGCCAAACAACAATTACATTTTCTTTACCAGAAGATATTAATTCAAATAGACTTGACTTATATCAATCATTAAGTAAAAATGGATCATATAGTATATTAGAAACTACGCCATATTCTTACGGCGTTACCACATTTATTGCAACAAATTTAGATGAAAGCTCTTGGTATAAAATACAATTTGTTAACACCAATAATAATACAGTAGGACAATTTTCTGATCCTGTATTCGGTGGCAGTTATGCTGCGGCAGCTCCGTTTCTTGCTGTAACAAGCCCTACGGATGGAGCTAACTATGCAACAGTGCAGGAAGTTTATGACTATGCCAATTTAAATGCTGAAGACATTCCTACCTTTAGAGTTTCATCTGCCCTGAAAAGAGCTCGTGCAGTTATTGACTGGCGTACAGCAGAAATGGATTTTGAAAGATTTAACGATTATGATGAACCTACTGCTCGTCGCAAATATAATGCTTCATTAAGAATATTAAAAGAAGCTGAAATTAATATTGCATTAGGTAACTTATATCAAAATCTATCAGATGATAGAATTATTGAAAATATGAGATTAAATTCATCTTCCAAAGTTGGAAGTATAACTATAGGTGGAACAAGTATTGGCGGAGACGATCTTGCAGATCGTAATGAAAGCATTCTATTCTTAGCTACATTATCTTCTAGATACTTTGCACAAGGTGAAATATTATTATCTCATTTTGATACGAATAGTATTAAATTAGTTGGATATGATCTTGCTGTTCGTGTTCCAAAATTCCGTTATCCATTTAATGGATGGGCGTAATGATTCAGGTATTGTATAGAATTTTAGCTGTATTTATAGCATCTGCCTTAGGTGCTGTAGGTGCAGGAACGATAGCTGGTATTAGTATGTTTAATGCAATATTTATTGCTGGCATTACCAGTGTTATGACTGTTGGTGAAGCGTTAGCTAGATCTTATATCAAAGATGGGAAATTGACTTTAGATGAAATCAATAAAGCTTTTGATCTTGTGGATAAAGAGGATTCTTAAAAGACTACACGAACAAGCGTGGACTATTGCTGGAACAATTCTTGTTTTGATAACTCTTTCGGGAGATATACAAAAATGGGGAATCACTGTAAGCGTAGTTACATTTTTAATAACTATGTCTTTTATGTATGATCGAGATGACCCCAATGAATCCGATGAATGATATTATGAATTTGACGTCTAGATGTATTAAATATTTTAGAAAGCTCTTCTTGCGATATCCCAATAGCATTAAGTTCCCTGATCTTTAATACTTGATATTCGGTTAATTTAGCATTAGGATTCTTAACACCTTTGGGCTTTCTACCTTTTTGAGCACAGTCTACATTATTTTCTTTATAGGTGCCCTGTTTTAAATGATCGGGATTGCAGCATGTAGGATTATCGCATTTATGCATCACAAGTAGATCTTCCTGTAAGTCTCCGTGATATAATTGATATGAAAATCTATGAACAAACCATTCATCTCCATTATAATTCCATCTTCCATATCCATCGCGATCTAGATTACCCAACCATGTCCAGCATTCTGACGAATTCTTATCAATTCTATCATGAAAATCTTCTATGGTGTTTCTTCTTCTATCAATTTTATCGTGAATTATAATTTTTGTTGCCATATGCTTTTAACTCCTAATGTTACAGTTATATTAATTATATCATATAGTATGCTCAATTACTTGCACTCTAACAAAATCTGTAGTACTATATAGATTGCTTGACATTGATGCATTGAATCAATATCAATCAAATATAATAAAAAAGCTTATATAATAGATTGATTAATTGTTTACATTGAATATTGATCAATCTATAAACAATCCAACTAAAGAAAGAGTCCCCAAATGCAAATATCAGGAACAGTAGCTAAGGCACCCAGAGTGCTTGACAAAGTAATATTTTCGGCAATCAAACATGAACAATGTGATAAACCAATTCAATTAGTATTATTTAGAAAAAATAGACCATCTTCATTAACTAATGCCTTGTCCAATGCTAAAGTTGGCGATCCAATTACTATTATAGGAAAGCAAGAAAAAAATCCAACTACTAATGAAACTCAAATTGTTATAACTGACATTGTTGGAGTAGAAACAGAAGTTGGACAATCAACCAAGGACATACCCTGTCCAACTGTATTTTAAGGCGATAAATAATGTGGGCTAATCTTCTATTACTTTTAGGTTCTAATGCCGCAAGAACTGAAGTTTTAGCTGCCTCTAAAGAAATTTTAAAAAGATATGGTTTATCTGTAGCAAAAAACTTTTTTGGTAAATTAACTAAAGAAGAATTAATATCTTTAAGTAAAAAAGAATTAGTAGATCTTGCTGAGTTAAGTTTAAAAAGTTCTGGTCGTGAATTAATAGATTCAAAAATATTTTCTAAATCAAATGCTAGCAAATTAGCTGGTAAATTCAATCAAGGTATTGATGCTATAGAAAATAGAACAAGAGCATATTTAGAAGCTAAATCTTTAACCTTATTAACTCAAAGAGGAATTGATGCCACCTATAACCCTCAAATTAGATCTATTAGAGCTGCATTTGGATTAAAAAATCCAAAAGTACAAGAATTAAGTGGTTTTAGGGCGACTAAACTTTATAGAAGAGCAAGAGGATTATCATCCAATGCACTAGAAGCAGCTTTGTTTCCAAATAGTAAACGTCAAGCTTTTGGAGTTTATTATTTACGTGGAGTTATTGGCGAAGGAACAGCAAGCACTTTAAATTCATTATTGCTTGGCGTACCTAGAGCAACACTAGCTACACCTAGAGCAAGAGCATTTGTTAGAGCTACTCAAGCAGAAATCAAATATTTAAGAACCGTTGGACAAATAAAGAATGCTTCTCAATTATCTAGAGCATTAAAAAATGCTACAGCACAAGCAAGAAATTTATATGGTCCGCAAGATCCATTCTATAAATCCAAGATATCTGGTTATGTTTCTGGTAGACTTACAGTGCCATTAGCGAGTACATATGTATTTGTTGATAATGATGAACGCAAAAAGAATATTCAAAAATTCAATAAAAGTATTCCAGACTTTGCTAAAAAAACCGCCAAACAAAAAGCAAGAACATGGGTTGATTCCTATACAAGAGTAGATGGCATCAAAGTTAAAGGCCACTATAGACAATTAGAGGTTGCAGCATGAAATCAATATTTAATGAAAATCAAATAAAAGCAATTGAATTATTATCTTATGGTAATAAAACATATAAAGAAATAGCTGACCTATGCGATACTACTGCAGAGACGCTTAGACAATGGAGAAAGCTTCCAGAATTTCAAGAAGAAGTAAAGAAAAGATGCAGAGAAGTATTAAAAGATATGGAACCTGCTTTGTATAATATTGCTTTAAAGAAAGCATTTGAAGATGGTTCTTGGCAACATATTAGGCTTCTACTTGGTAGAATAGAAAGGCTGGAAGATATTGCTGAAGGCCGTGGTCAAGATTATAACATCATGTTTAAATGGAAAGAAGATAAATAATGTTTACTGTCCCCAAGACATATACTGAAGGTATGGAAGAAATCGTTAAATGGTCCAATTCATTACCTGAAGATTATTCAACAAGATTCATGTTAGATTTATATAAAATCTATATTGATTGGAAATATTTACTAGAAACAACAGTAGAGGAAAACAACAATGCCTGATTTTGTATTAGTATCAATTGCCAACGGAACATTCGCTTGCGCTCATTGTTCAGAATCTCCAGTAGATACATCACGTCATTCATGTCAAGAGATGTTAGATAACTGGGCTAGAAGTGCAGCTCGTAGTTTTCCGAATCAATCAGATAAAGACTTTGCTACACCAAATATTGATAATGCATAATTATGCAAACAATTGAATTAGATTATAGCCCATACGAATACCAGTGCGTTGTTCATGAAGATGAGCATCGCTATAAGCTTATAGTTGGTGGTCGTCGTGTGGGTAAATCTAAAATGGCGCTAATGGAACTCATTAAGCATTGCCTGGAAACACCCAAAGCTAATGCTTGGTGGGTTGCGCCAACAATAAGTATGGCTAGAGAAATAGGATGGGAAGAGTTTAAAGAATTCAGAGATGACTTAGAGCCAGCAATAGAATCGGTTCACGAAACATTATTGCGTGTTAAGTTCTTAAATGGATCTCAAATATCCTTCAAGGGTGCAGACAATGAAAGATCCCTTAGAGGTAGAGGCTTAACATATCTTGTCATTGATGAGGCAGCATTCGTTGATCCCGACATATGGACCAGAGCTCTGCGTCCAGCTCTATCTGACCGCAATGGTAAGGCAATGCTAATATCAACACCAAATGGTCGTAATTGGTTCTATGAACAAGCCTCAGTAGCTAGCAATGATCCAATGTGGTTGTATGATCATTGGCCAACCTGGAAGAATCCTTTGATATCCGAAGATGAATTAAAGCAAGCAGCGCAGACTGTATCAGAGATGGACTTTAGGCAAGAGTATCTGGCTGAATTTATCACTAAAGAAGGTCTAGTATATGACAACTTCAATGAAGAAAATGTGATAGACTCCGCATCACCGTCAATTCATGACTGGGATATATATTTAGGTGTAGACTTTGGTTATGCTAACCCAACAGCTGTATGCTTTATGGCAGTGGATAATATCCAGCAACAAGTAATTCAATTTGATGAAATATATATAACTAGAAAAAGTATTGATCAAATAGAGGATATGATAATTGAAACATTGGCCAAGCATCATCTTAGTAGATCTTCAGTTAAAGAAATACTGACAGATCCAGCTGGTAATGCTGCAGAGTTATCGTCTGGTATTTCACCAGTGGATTATTTGAGGATGAGTGACTATCGCTGGCATGTGGACAATAAAGGCTCTCAGATAGCGCCAGGAATAGCTCTGGTGAGATCATTTGTGCAAACAGCTGATGGAACAAGGCGTTTTTTTGTTAATAATAATTGCAAGGAAACTATTAGATCAATTTCTGGTTATACTTATTCTAAAGAAAGTCAAAGATACGAAACTATTAAAGAAGAAGCATTAAAGGATGGCTTGCATGATCATATGTGTGATGCAATCAGATATTTCTTTATTAATGTATTTAATCAAAATAAATGGATTGCAGAAGTTCCAGAACAATACAACTATGGAATAGACTTACAATCAAGAACAAGAATTGTTATGAAACGATGCCAGATGTGTCGCTCTCAATTTTCTAGCAAGACACCAAAGAATCAACCGCCCTATATTTGTAGGGCTTGCAACGGAGAACAATAATGCCTACTAATTTTTCAGCCTGGGATTCACTTCCTATAAGCACAACACAAAGAGCTTTCTCAGAAACTTATAATCTTGAAGAAAAAGAGAGAAAAGAAGCCGCTGAGTTAAATAAAAACTATTATTATGGTAAGCAAGAAGGCGATGTTGTCTTAATGAATGATGACGTTAATCCTATTACAATGAACATTACAAAACCAATTGTATCCAAAAGATGTTCATTACTTTATTCTAGACCATTAGTAAGGGAATTCGATGGATCACCTAGATCAATTGCATATCTTGAACAAGTTTATAAAGATAATAAAATTGATTCTCTACTTGGAAAGGTAGACTTGTATGCTGAACTTACTGGCTCCGTCCTTTTACATCCTACTATTGATCAGAATCTCCCTGGCCAAATTAGACTTGTACTTTACGATGCTTCTGAGTTTAGTTCTGCTGGCAACGATGATGATCCTAATACTGCTGATGCAATCGCTCTAACTAGAATTCTTTCAAGATTAGTTGATAGCTCAGGAGTTACCAGTGATGGTCGTAGACAGCCTCAAATAGAAAAAACTATTCTTCAACAAATCTGGACAAATGATTCAGTAACCATGTATGAAGGCAATGAAGTGGTACTCTCAGAACCAAATGAATTAGGATTTTTACCTTTTGTTAATTTCCAAGGCGAAGAAGTGCACAATGCTTATGTTGGTTATCCAATGGCTACAATTGTTCGCAAATTAAATTCTCATATTAATCAATTATTAACACATATTGGTTATACAATTAAAATGCAGTCTGGTACACCAATTGTTTTTTCTGGATTTAAATCTGGAGAGACAGTTGTAGTTCATCCTGGTAGAGCTATTAATATACCAGAAGGCGCAACTGCAAATGTTCTTAATCTTGATCCCAAGATACAGGAATCATTAGACTTTATTAAGTATTTAGAAGATCGCTTGTACACTACCTCAAGCGTTCCTAAGATCACTGTAGAGGGCGGAGAAGGCCGATCAGGGCGGGAATTAATGGTGCGGTGGTTCCCGCTCTGGAAGGTCTTCCAAGAGAAAGCTAATCGTTATAATATATATGAAATGCAATTAGCAAATATGATTTTAACTATCGCTGGTCTTGAACCAATAAATGATCTTAAAATACATTGGCCAGAAGAATCAATTTTGCCTTTATCAGCCGCAGATGATAATCTTGAAAGAGATATTAAACTCAATATTGTTTCTCCAATTGATGAGATTATGCGTAGAGATCCACATATGTCAGAAATTGATGCAGAAGCTGAATACATGCTTAATGCAAGTCAAAATGCAATGCTAAACCAACCAAATCAGTTACTATAATAAACAAAGAAAAGGAAATAAAATGGCATTTATTAATTTAAACAGAGGAAGACCAACCAGTTCAGCACCAAAAACTGGAACAACACAAGCTCAAGCTAATCTGGCAAGATATGCTAATGATACTTATAGAAATCAACAGTACGCTCAGCAGCAAGTAGAAAGACGAGCTAGACCACAAACTACTTACACAGCAGGTGGTACAACAATTACATCTAGAACAAATAGTCCATTAACTGGAACAATTGTAAAAAATAGAGCTACTGGACAAACACAAACATTAGGATCTATAAGAAATGGCGTAAGTTCACAAAACTTTACA